CGCTTCTAGCTTGGTAACGTGCTCAAGAATGGCGCTTACAACTTCAGATGCCTTTGGTGGGCCGTAACCTTCTTTGGTCTTGCCAAACGAACCTTCGATTACTTTCATATATGTTGATCTACCCTCCAATGTTCAATAAATGTCGCAATAAAGTGTCATTTGCTCCATATATAACACATTGTCGCAATAAAGTGTCATTTGCTCCATATATAACACATTAAAGTGACTCTCCAATCAACCGCTCAAGATACCAACGTGCCTTTCTCAAGTCCTCCACTGGCTTACCCTTGTACTCGTAACGCCAAAGGTACTTCATTATGTTACCCTTGAGGTAGCCCTTGAAGTCTTGAGGGTGCATAGACGCTTTGATTGCTTCTATGGCTTCAATGGCTCCTAAGTTGTAGTGGTCGGGTTTAGTTACAGGATCTCCTTTGGTAGTCTTGTCGCTGGGGTGAAACAGCTTGCCGTATACTGGAGTGCAGCCCTTGCGATTCTTGTCCCACTCCTCTGGTGTAGCGTTGTCAATACTCATCTATCTGATCCTCCAAAAGTTCCTCCCAAAAGCTCTCTAGGTTCATTATCAGTTTGTCCTCAAACCTGTCTAAGAGTTCCTCAGATGTTATCCGCAGAGACTCTAGCAGGTCATCTGGGTCGTACAGCTTCAAGAGACGCTCCTTAGTTTCTTCCAGCGTTAACATACTCAATCAACTCCTCCAGTGTATCTATATTGTACCACATTATTTTGTATTTGTCACACCACTCGTGCATCTTCATCTTGGTACTTTTGCTTACCCTCTGGTTGGGCTTCATCAAGATAAATACAAGCTCCTCCGTCGGCGAGAGCGAGTCAACGATTGCCTTATACTTCTGAGTATCTCCGATTCTAAAGAACCCCTTGGCTTCGATGTAGTACTTGGTTTCTCCGTTGTCGTACACAAAGTCTGGGGTGTAGTTCCTGTGGATTGTATACGGTATCTTGCACGGCTCGTAGCTAAAGCCTCGTGGTTGTAGCTTCTTCGATAGCTCTTCTTCAAACCCGCTCCTGTAGCCATTATAGCGTGATTTCCGGGACTTTCGGCTCATTGATTACCTCGACTAAATAACGTGGCCCTGATGAGTAAGCGAAGGCGCGAACTTGAGGCCAACACTCCTTTTTGTATTGACAGTACGAGCAACCGACGGCGAGTTTCTGGTTGCCGCTCTTTCCATCGTCTGTAGGCTTGTAGCAGACGGTAGGAGGCTCTGGTTGCTCCACTAGCTTTTTTACGTGTTCTATGCGATCCTCTATGTCATAGCTTATCAGGTCGTAGACAGGGGCCTGAGTGTCCTCAGAGTCGTACATGAGGTACGTCAGATGCCCGTTTTGTTTGTCCATTGCCAACCATCCAAACTTGGTCTGTCCTTCAGCAAACGCATAACCCTTAATTTGACCAACGTATCCGAACGGGTCATCGTAAGCCAGAGTTCCATCCTTGAATTTTCTAAACCCATAAGACGAAACAGACTTAACATCAGTGACAACACCGTCAATCTTACAGTCCATAGAACCACTGATACCCCTAACGTTAACCTTTTTCTGTTCATCTGTAACCTCGTGTCCTGCTGCTTTGGTTAGGAACAACAACATTTCTTCGATCAGGTGTCCGTAGAGAAACTTCACGTACGTATGTGGAGGTATCTCTTCGGATGTCTCTGGCTTGTTAACCACGTTCCAAAGATACCTGTCGTCCCGGCCTATGTTAGACATACGTAACGTGCGTCCATCTCGATCCTCTGGTGTAAACTCCTTGCGCATGAGGTTCTTGACGTTTTCACCAAAGGTCTCTATGGCGCTGTCTAAGTCAACGCCTTCGGGCACTTCTTTGGTAGACACAAGTTTGTATATGTCGTCTACTAGGTTGTACACTGATTTACTCATTATGTTTTACCCATCGACACTTTCGCGTCTCTTTGTTGAACAAAAGAAAAACAACGCCTAATGCAATTTGCTCGTTTGTTCTTTTGTCTTGGACTTTTCCGTCTTTGTTTGATGTTTTTACGTCTATCAATATAAACTCTCCATCTTTAAACGCAACCATGTCTACTGGGCCGCAGCTACTCGTGTTTCTAAAAACTTCGTAACCGTTGTCCCACATCCAAGTTACTGCGTAGTATTCTGCTAAGTCTCCTTTCCTAGATTGACTGTCTTTTATAGGTGTAGCCCTAGTTCCGTCTTCGTTGCTTTTGGCTTTGTTCCAACCCATCAGTGTGTCTCCGCCCAAGTTGTCCCGAGTTTGTACTCTCCGTCGAGGGGGCAGTTGAGCTTGTAGTAGATCCCTGCCGCCTTAAGGCACTCGACCGCAAGCCAGCCGAAAGTCTCTGCCTGCTCTGTTGCAACCTCTGTTTGTACTTCGTCATGTATGTTACCTACAAACTTGTAGTTAATGTTCCACTGCTTAGCGTACTCGTCTAGAAGCACCAGTGCTTTCTTCATCACGATTGCGCCAGCAGCCTGTAGTAACGTATTCAGTGCACTGTGCTCCGACCTGATCCAGAGCTTTCTCCCGTCGAGCCCGATAAGATGGCCCCGTTGAGCCGCTCGTCCAACTCTATCTCGTAAGTCTTCAAGAGATGGTGTATTGCGTAGAAAGCGTTGCTTAAGTCGATAGCCGTCTTTTGCAGATCCTCCAACGATGCTTCCAATTTTGGCTTCTCCTGCTCCGTAGAGGAAAGCGTAGATGAAAGTTTTTGCCTGAGGTCTTGTTTCAAGCCCAGCAGCCAGTTGATTTCTGGTGTGAATGTCTTCTGTAAGCAGGACATTGGTGAACTCCTTGTCGTTCATGTAGTGAGCTAGCATACGCAACTCCAAACCTGAAGCATCGAAGCCAACCAGTGTTTTACCTCTAGGCACAATCCAACAACTACGGCACTCTTCGCCGTACTCTGAGTAAGACGCTGGAACCTGAGCCATGTTTGGGTTCTGGTGGGTCATACGGCCCGTTACAGCACCGTTAGTCGTTACCCTACCGTGTACCCTACCGTCCTCAGAGACATGCTCTAGCCAGCTTTTAACCTGTGCAAAACGCTTTTGTAGCATTAAGTACTCAAGAACCAACGCAGCTTCAGGAATATGATTCTGTTCCGCAAGGGTTGTCTCGTCCACCTGCGCCTTCCCTGTCTCAGTCCTAGCCTTCCAAACGACACCAAGGTTCTCAAGCCTCTCAGCGACTTGCTGACGGGAGCCCGGATTGAAGACCGTAACCTTGTCCTTAAGTCTTTTGCCCGTCTTGTCAGACCACCTTTCTTCGACAATCGGCGGGAATACCTCTTGTAACGTAGATTCAATTTCATTCATTCTCTCCTTAAACGTTGCCAGAAGCGTATGAGCAAGCCTCTGATCCAGTAGCCAACCGTTGCGCTGCTGACCCTGAATAATCCACTGAACATCGTGTTCCAACTTCTGGCACTCGTCCGAAAAACCCTCTAGCTCCCCCAACAGCGCCTCGTGTACAGCCTGAGTTACCACTACGTCTTGGATGCAGTAGTCGATCATCTCAGGGGTTAAACGAGACCAGTCGTTGTGGTCGCCTTTGGGAAACCCTAGTTTGTTGCCCCAGTTACGTAGACTGTGGCCGCCTGCGCGAGAAGGACTAGCCAAACGAGAAAGAACAAGAGTGTCAACAACACTGCTGCTAGGGATTCTTGTGCCCCAAATTCTTTCAATGATCGGTACATCAAAGCCAATCCCATTATGAAAAACCCAAGAGGTATCAGGTAAGCTACTAAAGTATTCATTGAAATGCTCCTTATTGCATATTACAGTATCTACTCCCTCGTAGCGACACACAGCTACCCATATTGTGCTTGGGTTTAGCCCATCAGTTTCGATGTCACAGTAAACGTAGTTACTCATTCTTCTAACTCGTAAGTAGCTCTTATGGCTAAGCCTATCCGATAAGCTATCTGAGGTACTATAGCGTTACCTAGGGTGTGGTTTCTTCGGTTGATGTCCACCCAAGAGGGTAGCCCATAAGCCACTCTATCCACTCTGGGTTCGCTCTCCCAACAATCCCTTTCTTGCCATCTGCTTTTATTAATTGCGCCGTTAATGATGGTGTTTTTCTGGAGTACTCTGCTGGGTATCCCCCTTCTTTCGATAAATGGGCTGTCGGAGTAGGCCACAATCCAGACTCTGTCTCTTCGGTGTGGCGCTCCTGCGTACGAAGCCGGTACAACAAAACATTGTGAGGAGTAGTGAATGTCGTTAAGGTCTCTGATGACGGTATCGAGTCCCATCCCAACGTGCCCATAAACATTCTCAAAAACACAACAAGCCGGGCGCTTCTTTTCGAGTATTGTTCTAATGTAAGGCCATAGGTGTCTATCGTCTTTTTCTCCTTTTCTTTTTCCTGATAAACTGAAAGGCTGACAAGGGTATCCTGCTGTGAGTACGTCACAGTCTGGAACAAGTCTTTTTGCATCACTAGCTAACTCCTTTACGTCCTCAGATAGGGCAACACCCGGAAAGTTCTTTGCTAAAACTTTACGGCAGAAAGGATCAACATCACAAAATAAAACGGGGTCACTAAGACCTGCCCATTGAAACCCTAAAGCAAACCCGCCTATACCACTACACAAATCAACGTGTTTTAGCATCAAAAGTCCACC